CCGCCGCGGCCTGGAGTTACGACGCGAGTACGGGCGTGGCGGTACGGCGATCGGCGTGGCTCGTGCCCGGGACATTGCCAATGGCCGATCTCTCTCGCTCGACACGATCGGGCGGATGGTCTCGTTCTTCGCTAGGCATTCGGCCTACAAGGAAAACCACGGCGAGAATCCGCCCTCTAATGCCGAAATTTCGTGGCTGTTGTGGGGTGGTGACGCCGGCCGCTCGTGGGCCCAGGGTGTCTACAAGCGAGAGAACGAGGACGCCAACGCATGAACAACCGCATCGAACTATCCGCAACCCTCAACGTCCAAGCGGCCGACGAGGCCGCGACGCCGACGTTTGAACTTCTGGCCTACACCGGGGCGTCGATCCGCCAGGGGTGGTCGAGGAATCCGCTGGTCGTCGACCTCGCACAGATCGACGCATCGCGGCCGATCCCGATTCTCTACGCCCACGGCAAAGAGATGTCGATGCTCGACAGCGTGATCGGACGAAGTCTGGAATCTACCAACGACGGCAGCCAGCTTGTGCTCCGCGGCGAACTGATTCGCGGGACGCCGGCCGGCGACAAGCTGATCGCCCTCGCGAAGGCCGGCGTGCCGCTGCAAGCGAGCATCGGGGCCGACGTGGGCTCAATCGAAAACATCGCCGCGGGAGCCAGCGTGACAGTCAACGGTCGCGAGTTCTCCGGCCCTATCAGTGTTGCTCGTGCGGCGGTTCTCCGCGAAACGAGCGTGGTCCTGTTCGGTGCGGACGGTGCAACGTCCGCGGCTATCGCCGCCGAGGCGAGTGAGGTATTCCCTATGAGCGATCAGCTCAACGAGAAGCCCGTCGAGGCCGCCGTGCCGAAGACGGAAGCCCCGGCGATCGTCGTCGCGGACCCGAAGCCCATCGTCGCCACCGCTGGCGGTGACAGTGCCAGCCTGATCGCCGGCGAGGTCGCCGAGATCGTGATGCAGCGGATGCGAGAGGAGCGGGTCGCGGAGGTCCGGGCTTCTCGCCCGTCGGCTCCTGCGATCCACGTCGTCGATGCCGCCGCGGCCAACGCGCCGAAGGTGGTGGAGGCGGCGTTGTGTCTCGCTGGCGGTCTCGCCAACGTCGAGAAGGTCTTCGACGAGAAGACCCTCGAGGCGGCTGACCGGCGGCGAAACCACACGTCGCTGCAGGAGGTGCTGATCGAGGCTGCCCGCCGGAACGGCTACACCGGTCCGGCTCGCATCCACGACGGCAACATCCGCGAGGTGCTCGCCGGTGCGTTCCCCCAGGTGCAAGCCGCCGGGTTCGCCACGCACAGCATCAGCAACGTGCTCGCGGCGACCTACGGCAAGTTCCTGCTGCAAGGCTACAACGCCGTCGAGTCGACGTGGGACATGATCGCGTCGATCCGAAGCGTCAGTGACTACAAGACGGTCACGGGCGTGCGGCTCAACGGTGGATTCGAGTTTGAGGATCTCGGTCCCAGCGGCGAACTGAAGTCGGCCGACGCCTCCGACGAGACGCGGACGATCAAGGCCAAGCTGACAGGCCGCATGTCCAGCATCACGATGGTCGACATCGTGAACGACGACCTGGGTGCTCTGACCCAGGTGCCATCCAGGCTGGGCCGCGGTGCCGCGGTCAAGCTGAACAAGGATTTCTGGACCGAGTTTCAGTTGAACAACTCGACGTTCTTTCAGAAAGAGACGGCCGCGGCAGGCAACGCCTTGGCGATCTCGTCGCTGAAGACGGCGGTGACTTCGTACAAGAAACTGACCGATCCCGACGGTAACCCGTTGGGCATCTCGCCGTCGATGATCCTCGTCCCACCGGACCTGGAGATCACCGCCGACGAAATGATGGGATCGACGGTGCTCATCACGGGCGAGAGCGTGACCCGCGGAAACGTGAACGTGTTCGCTGGTCGGTTCCAGGTTGTGCCCTCGTCCTACCTGACGAGTTCATCGACCTGGTGGCTCGTCGCCAACCCGGCCGAGCTGCCTTGCATGGAGGTCGCTTTCTTGAACGGCCAGAGGCTCCCCACGGTCCAGCAGGCCGACGCCGATTTCAATCAGCTCGGCATCCAGGTCCGCGGTCATTTCAGCTATGGCGTTGCCAAGGCTGAGTCTCGCGGATGCTACCGGATGGCGACCGCTTGATCGTAATGTGATTCGTGCCCGGCCGGCGGGGGTCCAACCCGCCGGCTGGGGCTCTCAAACTCCATACTCCCGATACGAAAGGTTCTCAGATGCCCAGTTATTACGCAGACGGAAACAAGCTCGACTACACCCCGACGACGGGCGTGGCAGCGGGCGAAATCGTCGTCCTCGGCGGCCTTGTGACGGTCGCCGATCGTCCGATCGTCGCCAACGAGCTTGGTGCCGTTCACACCAACTGTGTCGTGACCGGCTCGGTGGCTGCAACCGGTATCACCGGTGCCCAAGGCTCGGCCATTCGGTGGTACGCCGCGTCGGGCGTGTTCGACGCCACGACCGGTGTCACCGCGGGCTACCTGGCCCGTCCCCGACTGGTGGCCGATCGCCAGGTGGCGGTGCTGCTCTGGCCCTCGTGACCGACCCCACGCAAGGGGGCGGGTGCGGCCACGCTATCGGCCGCGCCCGCCCCTCTCGCACTGGTGACACATGCAGGACATGATCGCCCTCGGCGAGACGTGGTTTGGGTCGCAGCGGCGCGAGCACCTCGCGACGGAGGTGTCGTATCAGCCGGCCATCGGCACCACGCGGACAGTGCGGGCGACCGTCGTGGTCGGCCGGTGGGAGTCGATAGATGCCGCCGGCCAGATGCTCCGGACGGAGACGCAGGATTTTTTCGTTGACACAACGGACCTTGCCCAAGATCCGAAGAGGGGCGACAGGATCGTAGCCGGCGGCTTTACATACGAGGTGATGATCCCGCCGGGGGCCGAGCATCACTGGCGGTGGTCAGATCGGAATAAGACTCTACGGCGGATTCACACGATGGTGACCGAGGGACCATCTACCCGCACTCCGGCCGTCCCAGGTCCGCCGACCGCTCTCGCAGTCGTCAGTGGCCCTCGCGTGACGTGGACGGCTCCCGTCGTGACCGGCGAGTACGTCGTGACCTCCTACAGGGTCTACGCCGGCGACGTGCTTCAGGAGACCGTGACGGCCCCCCTGACGACGAGTGTCGGGACGTTTTCGGGTGGCACGGTAGTCCGGGTGTCGGCGGTGAACGCGATCGGCGAGGGGGCAAAGAGTTCGCCGGTGACGATCACGTCGGTGCCAGGTGCTCCGACAATCGCTGGGGCATATTTCGATCCGAGTGAAGTCGGGACAAACGTCTTGTGGCAAGCACCGACCAGCAACGGCGGGGCTGCCATCACTGAATACCGCGTGTACTTTGATAACGACTACGTCACGCCAGACAATATCGTCAGCAGCACGTACTACCAATTTGAAGGCAATTTCACGGGATACAACGTCGAGGTTTCGGCAGTCAACTCAGTGGGCGAAGGGCCGAGGTCCGCGCCGGTGACGGTGGCCCTGGCGTAGCCGAGGAAACATCAGCATGGCAAAAAATATGACTCGACGTGCATTTCCTCGAGGCGGCGTCCGCACCCGTCTGCCGTTGACGATCTATCGCCGGTCGTCGGAGTTCTCGCCGACGGACATTGAGGGCCTAGCCCTGTGGCTAGACGCCTCGTCTTCCGACTCGCTGTACACCACAGACGCGGGTCCGGTGGTGGCGGTGGCGAGCCCGCTGGATATCGCGGGGTGCGTTGGCTGGTATGACTCCGGCGACCTGTCTGCGATGAGGCAGAACAGTGACGGGACGGGAAGCGTTTCTGCTGGCGATCTGGTTGGTTACTGGCAGGATAAAAGTCCTGCTGGAAACCATGTCGCAGCGCCAAGCACAGGCCAGCGACCAGCCCTCACCGCGTCTGCGTTCAACGGCAGAACCGCACTCGCGTTCGACGGCATTGACGATACGCTCATACGAGAATCGTACTCATCGCAGTCTGGCTTGAGCGGCCTGACTCGCATCGCAGTAGTGACGCAGACAGCGAGTTCCGCGACGGGACCAAGAGGGGTTTCGCGAGACTCTGGCGGTGGCGGTTTTTTTATTCTGCTCAACGGTGGCGTTCGCTTTTATGCAGACGCCGCCTCTAACGCATTCGCGTATCCAACGCAATACAGCAACTACATCATTCCGCCGACCATGCTTGCGTCACGGCTCGGAGCGTCTACGCTAACAGTCCGCGAGTCCGGCCTAAACCAAACCGTTACAATTTCAGGTTCGCCGCCTGCCACGACAGCGGCTGCCTCTGGAAGGTTGTCTATTGGCAGCAACGACAACGCTAACTACCACTGGCAGGGCGTGATCGCAGAGTATGTGATCTTCAACAGGTCGCTATCGGATGCTGAACTCGCCCGCGTCGAAGCCTACCTCGCGACCAAGTGGGGCATCTCCGGCGTCCACGCTCCCGCCACCGCGACCAGCGATCCTGTGGGGTACTGGGCCGACAAATCGGGAAACGGCAGGCACGCGGTGCAGGCGACGGCTGGGAGTCGGCCGCTGGTGGGAACGCTCAACGGCCGGAAGGCAGTGACTGTCAATGGCTCAAGATCGATGACGCTGACGGGCGTTCCGACAAACTCCACATCGGGGACATACTTTTTCGCTGGTCGCTACTCAGGAGGAGGCTCTTGGCTAACCGCGAGTGCTGGGTCTTCCTATTATATGGACGCCTCAGAGTCTGGGTCAGCCTCGTCTCCAGCGTCAAACTCCGGCAACCCGTCGTACATAGTGCGAGGAGTTTCCGTCGCCGCAACCCGCGCTGCTTTGCGAACAGCCAGTTCATCTGCGACATATTCGTTGGCGGCGATGTCGGTGAACTTCTCTGGATGGACTAGCGAGTGGAGGATACTAGAGTTTCCGAGTTTTGGTGCTTACAGTTTTGTTGGCGATGCAGCCCAAGTGCTGGTTTACGACCGCGTCCTGACTACCGCAGAACGTCAGCGGGTGGAACGCTACTTGTCGGCTCAATGGGCTATTTCTCTGCCCCCGCAAGTCAGCAACGCCGACGCGCAAGATTGGATCAATCGCGTGTACGCCAACGGCGGCACGGTGAGTACCGCGACGGCGGGGGCGGTGAATACCCTGTGCGACTCACTGGAGTCGGCATCGCTGCGGGACCGCTTCTACCGTTTGAACATTTTTGCGGGCTCAAATCTAAACGCCGCACTGGTGCCGCTCTATCGGGGACCGTCGCTGGGCGGGACGCAGTATGGCGGGGCGACCGATACGAACGTGGGCGGGCTGTTCGTCACTGCAAACTTCTCGGAGAGTGGCGGATTGGTTGGGGATGGATCAACGAAGTACCTCAAGACAGGTCTGGCGAGTAATCAACTCGCGGGAGGACTGACAGGCCATGCCGCCATATGGCGAGGTACTGGCACGGTCGCGTCAACCCGTATCGCTCTTGGTGGCTCCGACAACGACGCTGACGATTTTGAGATTCAAGAGCGGACTGCCAGCACGCACGGTGCTTGGGGAAAAACCACTTTTGTTGGGTCCACCCCAGCAAACGTGTCGGGCCTGAAGATGGTAAATCGGTCATCTTCTACGCGAGTTGATCTGTACAGCAACGGATCTTCAATCGCCAACTCAACCGCCTCCGTCGTTGTTGCACCGCACGCAAACGAGTTCTATGTGTTTGGCGGCAATAGAAACGGAACCCTGACGCTACCTGTTGCGTTTCCTGTCTTCGCATACTCGCTCGGAGTGTCGATGGACGCCACACAAGCGACGAACTACTACAACGCACTGGCTGCATTTCAAACCTCCATGAGCAGAGCATGACACTCGCTGACCTGACGCTCCCCGTCCCCTACGACGAGTGCAAAGACCTCGCACTCGTCTACGACTACGCGACCGCTGCCGAGTGGTACGCGATCCAGCAAGAACACGGCGACCCTCGCCATGTCGCTGGCGGGCAGCAACTGACCGATGAACGCTGGATGATGGGCGGGCATCTCCTGTCGGAGTTGCATGAGGGCGGCATCCTGGCATGGGCTATCCCGCACCTGACGCCGGAGTGGATGGCGAACGTGGAGATCATCCCGCTGGCCGACGCCGTCGCCCTCCTGCCAGAGTCTCCTAGCCCTGTGAGCTAGTGGACTGCCTCGCGAAAATCCGGGGTTTACGGCTCCGCCCATTTGGGTAGGCTACCGGTGAACAGGTGAACACCGGCATGATTGAACACCTCCATCGCGTCGCGGCCCACGCCTACCACTGCGGCGAGCACGAGGTCGGCCGCCGCTGCTGCGAGCGGCTTCTGCGGCTGCCGCTCTCCGCGGAGAAAGAGGAGCGGGTGCGATCCAATCGCACCTGGTACACGCAGACGCTATCCGACCAGGGCGTGGCCGCGGAGTTCACGCAGATCGACGTGCCCCCGGCCCGTGTCGGCTGGTCGCTGTTCAATCCGTGCGTCGTGAGTCACGGTGACCGGTTGCTGGTCAACGTGCGGTCGAGCAACTATTCGATCGACGACGATGGCCGATACGTCATCCCGCCAGAGGACCGCGAGGCGATCCGCACGCTGAACTGCCTCGCCGAGCCTGGCGGCGGGCACGCACGCTACTGGGCCGCCGACTACGAGGCCAGCGGCTTCCCCGTCGAGGGGCTCGAGGACGTGCGGCTCAACTCTGTCGAGGGTGAGCTGATCGCATCGGCCACGATCCGAAACTGGGCGGGACGCGACGGGACGTGCCGGATCGGCGTCGGGAAGCTGGAGACGTTCGACAAGATCCACGACCTCCGCTGCCACGACACCGTCAGCGGCCGGCACGAGAAAAACTGGATGCCGATTACCGGCCGGCGAGAGTGGCTCTACAGCTGCAGCCACCAAGGCCGGACGTGCCTCGTCCGCGAGGACGGCGACGATTGGACGGTCACCGCCCACGCCGAGGCCCCGCTGGTGGCCCGCGGATTCCGCGGCGGCTCGCAGCTCGTCGAGCACCCTTGGGCTCCGGGCCTATGGTGGGGAATAGTCCACGAGGTGGCTGTCTCCGGTGGTCGCCGGGCATACGAACACCGGTTCGTGATGTTCGACGAGGGCCAGGATTGGCGGATCACCAGGGTCTCCCCGGCTTTCGCGTTTCGTGAAACGCGGAGCATCGAGTTCTGTGCCGGCCTCGCGGTCAGCGGCCAGGGCACGCTCGTCGCATCGTTCGGCGTGCGGGACGCCGAGGCTTGGCTGGCCTACCTCCCGATCGGCGACGTTCTCAACATCATGGGTGACGCATGGGAGTGACCGCATCGCTGGCATGGACCGACGCCGTTCGCAAGCTGCTGGAGAGCAACTGGCGGGAGGATGACTGGTTCGGCTGCGACAGCCGGGTGATTTTTCATTACGCCATGAAGGGCGAGATTTTCCGCCGCCACAAGCCCGCCAGCGTTATCGAGATCGGCACCCGCTGCGGCTACTCGCTGCTGACATTCGAGGCCGCGGCCCCCGGTGCCCACTACCTCTGCATCGACGGGGCGATGGATGCCGACTCCTACGACTGCCTTGCCCACTGGCGACGGCTGGTTGAGAAGCACAGCATCGACGCCGACCTGGTCGTGGTCGACTCCCACGCGATCCAGTCGCTTCCTCCGGCGGACTTCGCCCACATAGATGGCGACCACTCTTACGCCGGGGCTCTCGCCGATCTCCGGCTGGTGGCCGGCAGCCGGGTGATCCTCGCCGACGACGTGGACAACCGCGAGGTGCGAGCCGCGGTGGAGACGTTTGCCCGC